CAGACATTTTAACTTTGGTTGCTTGGTCTTATGAAAACCGAGGTAAAAATTTTAAAGGTGATGCAAGTGCAAGTGGGGTTAAGGAATATCCAAATTGGGATGGCTTAAATTATCATCAATATAAAAAAGTGGTAATATAATGGCTAAATTCTTTAGTGCAAATATGTCCGAAGGTAGCTTTACAAAAGCTATTAATAAAATATCAAAATTGGCTAATCAAAAGTCAGAAGAAATTGATATGGAAATGTTTGCATATGTTCAAGATTTAGCTACTATGGCAAAAAGTAAAGCACCAGGCGGATTATCACAAAGTATTGTTGGTGTTAAAAAAGAAAAATTTTATTATGAACTACAAGCAAATACTAATTATGCTGCTTATGTAGAATTTGGAACTGGAGATTTTTATAAAAAATATAAAAGTAATTTAACTAAATTTTGGAGAGATTTAGCTTTTAAATATTATAAAAATGGTAAAGGTACAACAAGACCTCAGCCATTTTTTTATCCAACAGTAGTAGAATTAAGACCTAAGTTTTTAACAAGATTAAAAAATATTTTAAAGAAGTAATGTTAGATTGTACAAATAATATAAGGAATTGTTATGTTTCAAAACTTGGAAACAATATTACTTTAAATGGTAAGGTTGTTAAAGTTTATGGACAAATACCTTATGAAAGTACACCTGATAATTATATTATAATATCTACCATAAATGAAAGTGCAGATAATAATAATCAATTATTTGTAACTAACGCTACCGTTGATGTAGACATATTTTGTGAGCAATATAGAAAAGTAGATTTAAGTGTAGTTGATAATATAGCAAGTCAAGTATTAAATTTATTAATTCCTACAACTGGAATAAAAGATGTAGGAGATTCTTATTTTCAAATATTCCCAATATCAAGGGCATCTTCAAGATATTTGCCACTTGAAAATGGTGATGTATATATAGCAAGAAAAATTTTAACAATAAACAATTCAATAATTCAAAAGTAAACAAAAATGGGACAAATTCAAGGTACTTTACAAAACATCGAGATAGATGTAGCTGGTGGCACATCATTTAAAAATCTCGTATGCTTAGCAAATTCATCAGTTGCAACAACTGTTGACACATCTTCTGATTCAACAAACTGCGGTGTTTTGACAGCACCTGGAGAACCTTCAATGGCTATTGACTTTGATGCAGTATGTGAAGCTACACCTACTGTTGCACAAGTTTCTTATAGTAGTCTTTTGACTGCTATGACAAATAAAACACTTGTTAATATTAGAGTTTCAAGTCCTGTAGTATCAGGATCATCTCTTGGTGTAGCTTATTATCATCAATTTTTGGGATATATAACTTCACTTACTCTTACACAAGCATCTGGTGAATTTATTAAATTTTCTGGTTCAGTATCATCAACAGGAATTCTTGACATAACTGTTTAATTATGAATTATACTACTATTACGATTGAAGTGTTGATGGAATATCTTACGAGAATGATCAACTTAATGAAATAGGCATTGCTCATGTTATTTATTCTGGTTACTATAATAATTGCATTATTAAAGAACAAGAACCAAAATTAACATTTGCAGATGTTGTAGATTTTATTGAAATGAATTTGAAGAACGAACAAGTGCTTGAAGAAATTAAGAATGTTATTCAAGTATGGTCTGAGAATGATTTCATAAAGTCAATTGATACATCTAAAGAAGAGCCAAAAAAAAAGACTACTCGTTTGAAGAAATAGAATCATTTGCATTCGGTGAACTTGGGTTACTTCCAAATGATTTTTATGCCATGAGTGCAAGGCATTTATCTTTAATGATAAAAGGTAATCAAAATAAAAAAGTTGATTACTATAAGCAAACAAGGCTATTGATGTTTACTATGGTGCGGTTAATGGGTGACCCAAAGACCGCACCACCGATGATGATGTAAAAGAATTATTTAAAAGATTAGTATAAGATGGCTGAATTCGAAAGTTTAATATATAAAATAGGTGGGGATAATTCAGCTTTTCTTTCTTCAATAGAAGGAGTAAAAAAAGCAATTAAAGAATTTAGAGCATCTGCAAGTACGGCATCTGTTAAAGAATTACCAGAACTTAATCTTAAAATATCTCAGCTAACTGAAAGTTTAAAAAATCTTCAATCAGTTGGATCTCCAGCATCACAAGCATTTAATAAGATAGCAGATAATGCTAAGGGAGCAAGAATAGCATTAACAGATGTTAGTAGAATAGCACAAGATTTACCATTTGGTTTTATTGGTATTCAAAATAACATTCCACAATTAGTACAATCATTTTCAAACTTAAAGGCACAAAGCGGTGGTCTTGGTGGAGCATTAAAACAACTTGGGCAATCATTGCTTGGACCAGGTGGAGTATTTCTTGCATTCAGTGTTGTTACATCTGCAATTACAGTTGCAATACAAAAGTATGGCTCATTCGGTAATGCAGTAGATGCTTTATTTGGAAAGTTTAATTTAAGTAAAAAAGTATTAGAAGATTATAATAAGGCATTAGCACAATCTATTGGTTCTACTGCAACTGAGAGTGCAGAGATAACTATTCTAACAAAGACATTAACAGATTTATCTAAGCCGTTAAAAGATAGACAAGCTGCTTATATAGAACTTAAAAAAATTAGTCCAGATGTAGTTGCTGGTATTGATTTAGAAAATATATCTACAAAGGAAGCAATAAGATTAATAGACGAAAATGCAAAGTCTATTCAAAAGTTATTGCTATTAAAAGCACAAGAAGCTGCAATTTCAAATATATTAACTAAGAATTCAGAAGAATTAGCAACATTACAAATTGAAGAAAATAAATTAAAGAAAGACCAAACAAATGCACAAAACGACTTAAATAAAAGTAAACAAAGTGGTCTTTTAATAATTGGTGCTGGTAGAACGGCAGAACAACAAGCAATTATATCATTAAGTAATGCAACTAAATCATTAGCTGCGAATAAGATTGAGCAAGGAAAACTTAATAAAGTAGCACAAGAATACGTAGCATTACTTGATCCAACAATTAAAGGTATTGCTGAGATAGATTTAAAAACTAATCAATTAACTGAATCATTAAAAGCACAAGCAAAAGCCAAAAAAGATGCAATTCAAAATGCAAAAGATGAGGCTAAGTGGGAAAAGAATAGACTATTTAATTTAGAATTAGCAGCAAGATTAACAGAAAGAATATCTAAGCCAGTAGAGGCAATAAAATTAACAAGAGATAATGTTGATTATGGTAAATTAGTTACAAAGCCAAAACCTACTGAATTCTTTGATATTAAAAGTTATCAAGAATCTTATGATAGATTTATTAAAAAAATATACGATAGTACTGATCAGATATTATTAGATATTAAAATTAAAACTAAACTCCAAGATATTCCTCCTGGGGAATTAAGTAAAGCAACTCAGAAATGGTTAAAATCGGGATTATCGCTTGATGATTTTAATAAACAAGTAGAAGAAAAATTAAAACAAACACAGAATTTTATAACAAGTTTATTAAGCGATCCATTAGAACAACTTTTTAGTGATATTTTAATGAAAGGCGAAGATTCTTTTAAGAATTTTGGTAAAATTGTTTTAGAAGTATTAAAGAAATTAATAGTAAAATTAGCTGCTGCTGCTGCACTTGCTGCGGTATTAGCTGCTTTATCAGGAGGTGCTACTGCTGGGGTTGTTGCTGGAGGTACTGCCGCTCCTTCATTTGCAGAAAAATTTACTAAAATATTTGGAGGATTACTTGGTAAAAAATCAAGTGCTAATTTTGGTGGTGTTCAAGGTGGCGGTATGGGTATGAGTGGACAAGTAAACTTAGTATTAAGAGGAACGGATTTGGTTGGTTCAATTAACCGCACAAATTCACAAATTTCAAGAGTTGGCTGAGAAATATAGAATAAGATACAAATATTAACCAATTTAAGTGGTGTAAGTATTGATAGTTTTTTAAGAGATACAGATAGTGAAATAGTTGTTTATTTTGATTTCGGTACATGGGGTAATTATTGGGTAGGATATTTAACACAAGATGATTTTCAAGAGATTTGGCAAGATTCAAATCATATATTAGTATTAAGAGCAACTGACGGGATAGGTAAATTAAGTGAGATTGAGTTACAAGATTATGATGGAAATGAAGTTATTGGGAATAGAACACCATTAACTTTTATCCAATATGCAATGTATAAAACATCATTGCCATATATTAAGTTTTATGTGTTTAATAATTTGTTTCATACTTCAATGACGGGTGGTAATAATAAAACTCCACTTGATCAATGTAATGTTGATGCAAAAACATTTCAGAAACAAGTAACTGAATATGATGATAATCTAACTGTTCTAAATAAAATAAATACTGCTTTTAATCAGACAGTATTTATGTATAAAGGTATGTGGCATATTCTTAGAATGGAAGAATTGTATATGCCATTTGCAGATAACCTAAAAGGTTTTGTAGAGAATTTTGGTGTAAGAAGTTTAGTAAATAAAAGATTCGATATACAAGTTGGAGCGAATTCTGAGGTTAAGCAGATTGTTCCAGATATGTTAAGGTTTATAGTAAGAAGAACAAAAAAAGATACTATATCATTTAAGTATGATGAGTTTAATGAGATATTGTGCAATGAAACATTTTCAAGGGGAGCATTAACATCATCTACTTTAGGTCTTAAACAATACCAATTAGATAATTGGAAAAGAGAATATGGTATAATTGGAAGTCCTACATTGGCTACAACGGGATATGGAAGAAAAGAAGAATTTGATACAACAACGGGACAATTAGAAGATAATTATGTTTATTGTGATGGTGAAGTATCTGCAAATAATTGGCTTAGGTCTTGCAATGTAAATGTATTATCAAAAGAAAAACTTGTATTAAGTTTTGACCATAAATACGCAACTACATTTAGTGGAAATAATACTTTATATGTTGCAATAATTATGTTTTATGGAGTTACAAATAATTATACTTTAGATAATAATGGTGTATGGGTTCAATCTAATGCAAGTTGGACAACAAATTTAAAAGGATTAACATTATATTATGGCGCAACTCCTGGGTTGAAGCCAGAAGAATACCAAACATTAAGTGTCGATTCTTCTCAATTCCCCGAAGATGGATATTTCAATATATTATTATGGGGGGTAGACCCAGCTTTTTATGGTAATCAAAAAAAGTTTGCTAATTTAAAATTAGAAATTCTTTATCCTTTTAATGGATATAACGATGCATCAATAACTGGTATTCAATCTATATTTACAAAGACCGCCGAAGTTAGAAATAATTACGAAGATGAAATATTTATAGATGATGCATTTAGCAGAGTTTATAAAGGAACTATATTAAAAACAGATGGTATATCTACTACTGAACAAACATGGTATAGACAAAGATTTAACACCGAATCATGGGGATTTAGAAAACAAAACGCAATAGCACATTGGGAGCATAATAGGTTTAATAGAAATAAGATTGATGCTAATTTTTACGGATTAACATGGGATGATAATGGTACAACTGAGCCACTTGGTTTAATTAATACTATTAAGTTTGTTGATGATGACCCTAACAAGGTTTATGGCATCTTAAATCTTAAAGAAATAGATTTTAGTAATAGCACATGGAATGCTACATTGATTGAATTATTTGATGAAGATAAAGATGATGATGGTACGGTTGTAACTAAAAATCTTGATACTACCGCAACTGCTGGTACTTACAATGCAATAACTTATGCAAAGTTAACCGTTGTATCGGCAGCAGATTTCATGTTAAACTCAAACCAAGATCAATTAACTTATATTGGGGTATCTCCAATTACAGTTCCAATTACTGCATCTCTTGGTGGAAATATTAATATTAGGACTTCATCTCCAGTATTAATATCATTAATAAAAAATACTACCACTATTGCAAGTCAAAGTATCGCAATACCAACTACACCATTCCCTTTTAATGCAAATTTAAACGTGGCAAGTGTAACTTTAACTTATGGGGATTTACTTTATATTCAATTGTCATCTAACATAACTCAAATACAAGTTAGTACGGGTGGTATTGATTTATCATATACGGTAACATCACCATATAACTACGATCCTTATCAAGATAAATTTATATACAAATAATTATGGCAGATGTAATAAAAACGGAAGGATTGGTTTTGGCTATAAATGATGGAACAAATATCTATCCATTTGCTTGTGCCAAAAATTCTTTGATGACAATAACAAGTGATTTTTTGGAATTAGCACCAAAGACAAATAATGTCTTTAGGGAGTTTATTCCAAATAGGAAATCATTTACTTTAAGTGGAAGTGGGTTAGTTAAGTTATCAGAAACGACTAAACACGCATTTGGATTCTTTAATGATTTTATTAC